GGGAGAAGACAAAGCCACGAAGGAGCCTTCGGCTAATGTTTCGAACGACGATCTGCCGTTCTAAATAGCTTTAAGGAACAATCACGCTAACCCGGTTAGCGTGATTGTTTCACGTCTTCATCTGGAGCAGTACATGTCACAATCAAAAAAGCTGCTTGCCGCGTTTGCCGGAGCCAAGAATGCTCATGGCACAACTCTCGTTGGACGAATAGGTCGAAGCGGTAAAGCAGAATCCAAGAGCAAGATCATCAGAGAGCCGTTGACCGAGGAGCTAGTACAGTCTCACATCAACGGGGAGAACGGTGTCGGTGCGATTCCGATCAACGAAGAGAACCAGTGCCGGTTTGGGGCTATCGACGTAGATGTCTACGACCTGAATCAGAAAGAACTGCAGGACAAGATCCAGAAGTTGGATCTTCCACTGCTTCATTGCAGGTCTAAGTCGGGTGGCGCCCACCTATATTTGTTTCTGAAAGAGTGGGAGCAAGCAGCTGTAGTCCGTGAATACCTGACCGAGATGGCGATCATGTTGGGGCACAGTGGTGTGGAGATATTCCCCAAGCAGGACACGATCATCGTTGAGCGTGGAGACGTAGGCAATTTTATTAACATGCCGTATTTCAACGCCGATACACCGCAGCGATTTTGTTACAACAAGAAATCCGAGGCTATGGAACTGGACGAGTTCTTGGTTGCGGTGGACAAGACCCGGGTTGATCTGTCCGACTTGGAGTCGATCAGGAGCACAACCAAAGTTAGAAAGCATTTCTCCGATGGACCTCCCTGCATCCGCACCATCTTTTCAGACGGACCACAGAGCGAGCCTCGAAACAAGCTTTTGTTTTTCATGGGCGTGTACTGCAAGAAGAAGTTCCCTGACAGTTGGCAGGCTTCTCTGGAAGAATACAACCGCACTTTGTTTTCCCCACCTCTGCCCTCGACCGAGGTCATGACGGTGATCAAGCAGCATGAGAAGAAGGACTGGTCGTACACCTGTAAGGATGAGCCCTTCAAGAGCTATTGCGACCCATCTCTCTGCGTGTTGGCGAAGCATGGCATCAGTGACGATGCGCCGGATGCCCCACAGGTTGGTGGTCTGACGATCATGCTGTCGGAACCTCGGCTGTACTTTATGGACGTGAACGGCGTCCGGATCCAGTTGAGCACAGAGCAGCTGCAGAACCAGACACTGTGGCAACGCGCTTGCATGGAGCAGTGCAACTTCATGCCTCCGACCACGAAGCCTCAGAAGTGGCAGCAAATGGTAAACAGTTTGATGAGCCAAGCAACTTATATCGATGTCCCCGAGGAAGAAACTATAGCTGGGCAATTCAAAGAGCACCTGTTCTCGTACTGCACGAGCCACATCAGAGCGATGGCGCCGGAGGAAATCGAGATGGGTAAACCCTGGACCGATGGCGGCGTAACAAAGTTTAAGATCGAGGGTCTGCTCGACTACCTGCACCACCGAAGATTCACTGGGCCCACCCGAGCTCACATCATACAGATGATCCGAGACATGGGCGGGGACCATGGACATCAGAACGTTGTCAAGAAGAAGGGGCGTACAAAAATCAGATGTTGGTTTGTCCCCGCCTTTCATGAAGACGAAATAGAACTGCCAGTCAAGGAGATTTTAAATGACATCCCATTCTAACCGACTGCTCCGTGTTGGAGATGTTGCTGATCTGTTGGGGGTATCTAAGTCTTACGTCTACAAGTTGGCGCAGATGACCGAAGACTTCCCCAAGCCTCTTGTGCTTGGTTCGGATGACAACCGAAGATCTGCCTCTCGCTGGGTGCTTACCGAGATTGAGGATTGGGTAAACAGCAGACCGAGGGGTAAAGATTATGATACCTAAAGCACAGTTAGTTCTCGGACCACCGGGCACAGGAAAGACGTACTACCTGATCCAGCGCATCAAGGAAGCGTTGGAGCAGGGGGCCCATCCATCTCGGATCGGTGTGATATCCTTCACTCGCAAGGCCATTGAGGAAATGATTGCGAGGTCATGCGCTGAGTTTAATCTGGAGCCTAAAGACTTTCCGTACATGCGGACGAGCCACTCGTTCGGGTTCCATGCTCTGGGGCTGCAGCCTAGAGATATCATGAGCAAGGAAGACTACGACAACATAGGTCGGGAGGTCGGGCTTACGTTTGAGGGAAAGATGCGTATGTCTTTAGAGGACGGTCTTTCCATGCCTACCATCGGAGGATCGGGGTCCAAGTACCTGCAGTTGGAGAACCGTGCGCGGATGCGTTTGATTAGTTTGGACACAGAGTACAACGACGAGGCCGATTGGAATCTGTTCTATCCCAAGCTACTGCAGCTGTCAGGTCAGATAGCGGAGTACAAAGCAGCGACGAGCAAGTTTGATTTTGTTGACATGATCGAGAAGTATGTTGCGATAGGTGAGGCTCCCAACCTAGACTATTTGTTTATCGACGAGGCCCAAGACTTCACCCCTTTGCAGTGGATGATGGCTGAAAAGCTCGCCGCCAAAGCGGACAAAGTCTACATCGCTGGCGATGATGACCAAGCTATCCACCGTTGGACAGGCGTGGATGTTGGCCTGTTCAACCGGAGTTCGGAAAAGGTAAAAGTTCTGAAGAAATCGCACCGCATTCCCAAGTCGGTGCATAGGTTAGCCGTAAATATAGCCAGTCGTATATCCGACAGACTGACTAAAACCTTTGAGTCTCGGGACGAAGAGGGCTCAGTCGAGTATGTGTACCGCATGGATGAGATACCGTTGGACAGTGGGTCATGGACCGTCATGGCTCGGACCAACAGCTACGTCTATGATCTAGCGGACTATGTTAAAAAGGCCGGGTTTAAATATTCGATCAAGGGTAGGCCCAGCATATCACTGGACTTGGTTAAGAACCTGATGACGTGGGACGATTTGTGCAAAGACCAAAAGGTGGGGCTGCAGAGGATTAAGGACCTTTATGACTCCGTCCCAAAGCAGGGGAAAGATGCGGTGGCTGAACGTGGCAGTCGACAATTGCTGGACACGTTACCCGATGACTGTGAGTTAAATCTCGATGATCTTCAACGGGACCACGGTCTTTTGGCAGGCGCTGAGAAAAGCGGGTACAAAATCCTTCGAGTGGGTCTTGCCGAGCAGGACTACATCGATGCGATTTTCCGCCGAGGGGATGACCTATTGTCGGAGCCTCGTATCAAGCTGTCCACTTTCCATGCTATGAAGGGTGGCGAGGACGACAACTGCGTTGTTTACACAGCGTCGACCAAGGCTTGCACCGAAACAGATTACCCCGACGACGAACACCGAGCGTTCTATGTCGGAGTGACACGAGCGCGAAACAGATTGTACGTCCTCCAAAGCAGCATGAAATATAGGTACATACTATGAAACGTGATCAAGTCTTAGACACAGCAAAAGAACTGATCAACGGTCAGAGGGCCAGGGACTATGGGGATGCGTTTGAGAACTTCTCTCGGATTGCTGTAGGCTGGAACGCCATCATCAAAGAGGCGATGACAACCCACGGGCATGTAACCGAGCGTCATATTGCGCTGATGATGGACTGGTTGAAGACAGCACGGCTGCTCAACGATTTAGACAAGGCAGATTCGTGGGTCGATAAGTGTGGGTACAGCGCTCTTGGCTCAGAGTTCTCGGATCGTGAAGCCGAGATTCAATCTCGTCTAGATACATACTTGAAGAAAGACACTTGATGACTAACAGTTTATTTGGAAGCGACCTGCACCACCAGATTAAGATTGACCTAGACGTGGTTGATCAGGTCTGGAATATCCCCCCTGACTACCCAGATCTAACTGGGTACAAAGAGGTGGCCGTTGATCTCGAAACCAAAGACCCAAACCTAATGACACTTGGTCCAGGATGGGCTCGTAATGATGGGCACATCATCGGGATCGCTGTTGCAGCGGGAGAGTACAAGGGGTACTTCCCTATCCGCCACGAGAACGGACACAACCTAGACCCAAAGTTTACCATGCGCTGGCTCAAGAAGCAGATGTCCGTACCTGAGATGAACGTGATCATGCACAACGCAACGTATGACGCGGGGTGGATGAGAGCCGAGGGCGTGGAGATCAAAGGCCGGATCATCGACACCATGGTGACAGGCGCTTTGGTTGACGAGAACCGGTGGTCCTTTGGCCTTGATGCGATGGCCCGTGACTATGCCTCCATCCGCAAAGACGAGAAGATGTTGAAGGCTGCAGCTGCAGCATGGGGTATCGATCCCAAGGCTCAGATGTGGCAGCTGCCCCCGATGTACGTTGGTGCGTACGCCGAGAGAGACGCTGTCGCGACACTGAAGTTGTGGCAGGCATTGAAGATCCAGCTAGAGGCCCAAGAGCTGTGGCACATTTGGAACATTGAGACAGACTTGATTCCATGCCTGTTGGACATGCGTACCAATGGAGTGCGCGTTGATTTGGAAAAGGCTGATCGAAACAAAAAGCAGCTACGCAAACAGTCGAAGATCCTGCGAGGGTTGATTGAAAAAGAAGCGGGCATGGAGGTAGACATCTGGGCTGCAGCGTCTATCCAAAAGGTGTTCGACAAGCTGGGCATGGAATACCCAAGGACCGAGATCAAAGAAAACGAGGAGACTGGTAAGGCCACAGGCGGAGCTCCGTCCTTTACCAAGGCGTGGTTGACCAACCACCCCGCCGAGATATGCCAGCACCTGGTCAAGCTGCGTGAGTTCGACAAGGCCGACGCGACGTTCATCGACAGCATCCTGCGGCACGAACACAACGGGCGCATCCACACCGAGCTCCACTCCACACGGAGGGATGAGGGCGGCACAGTCACAGGAAGATTCTCTAGCTCTAACCCAAATCTACAGCAGATTCCGGCGAGAGACCCCGACATCAAGAAGCTGATCCGTGGGCTGTTCATTCCTGACGAAGGCTACCAGTGGGGATCGTTTGACTATTCGAGCCAAGAACCGAGGCTCTTGGTGCATTTTGCAGCGAGCATTCCTTCAGCCCTCCGCAGCCATGTGGTCGATGATGTAGTTGAGGAGTTCAATTCGGGCGACGTGGACCTACACCAGATGGTGGCGGACCTTGCGGGCATCACTCGGAAGGAAGCAAAGACGGTTAACCTTGGGATTATGTATGGCATGGGGGTGACTAAGTTAGCTAACCAGATGGGCATCTCTATGAGCCAAGCCAAAGACATCATGAAACGGCACCGGGTCAAAGTTCCATTTGTCAAACAGCTTGCGGACATGGCTTCAACGCAGGCCGCTGCAAACGGATTGATCAGAACGTTGTTGGGCCGCAAGTGCAGGTTCCCTCTGTGGGAGCCAACGCAGTTCGGCGTTGGTAAGGCGCTGCCCTACGAGGACGCGCTGCGGGAGTACGGCAGAGATATCAAACGTGCGTTTACATACAAAGCGTTGAACCGTTTGATCCAAGGATCGGCGGCAGACCAAACCAAAAAGGCTATGCTTGATTGTTACAAAGAGGGGATGACGCCTATGCTGACGGTACACGACGAGCTATGCTTTAACATAGATAGCCCAGAGCAGGCTGCAAAGATCAAGGAGATCATGGAGACAGGGATCCCGCTCAAGGTTCCCTCAAAGATTGACGTAGATATTAAATCCGATTGGGGAGAAATAGAATGATGCACATAGAAGATTTAGAAGCTCTGGGGTTTAAACAAATGCACCGAGTTCAAGTTAAAGCCGTACTAGATTTTGTACAGGACGCAATTCACCTTGCCGCCATGACCGACGATCCCGAAATTCTGGCCGACGTTGAACAAACCGCGGACGAACTGATTCGTTTGTTCGGAGGCACCGGGGTTACAGTTAAGATCGAGACAGACTAGCAATCTCCATGTTTCGGGCGACATCCATTGGGTTGTCGCCTAAGATTGCTGGGTTCACCGCAGCAGTACGGGTCGGCGCAGCTGGAACTTGAATCGACCCCTCTTGTTGGAGAGGTTGCTGCGAAGGAACTCCAAAAAGAGGAACCTCCTGCTGCGGAGGTTGTTGCGAAGGAACTCCAAAAAGAGGAACCTCC